GGCTTGAACAGTTCCAGCAGCCTTACCTGATTGCCAACGGTAGTTAGCTATATCCATATAGCCTTTTCCTGAAGGACTAAAGGCTGAGCGCCTACCCTCATGAATAACATCAAATACGGCAGCTCCTTGTTCAACCGCTAACTTTAATGCGGCTTCTGCATTTCTACGAGCTGTATCATTAGTAGAATTGCCTAACTCAACTAATGCTTTAGAGTAACGGGCAACAATATCTCTTGTCATAGCAGTGTCGCGGGCTACAACTAAATCCCAAGCTTTATTAACGGGTGGCTTATGAATTTCTGGTGTAACAATCCAATCGTCATTGGTAACTGAATAGGCTGCATAAGGCTTAATAGATTTAATATCTTGACTCACATTTACATAAAAAGTAAGTTCAAAGGCATCTAAAAAGTTCTTAGTAAGTGGGTATAGGTCTTCTCTAAAGTTTTCATTAAATAGCGCAGCTATCTGTTTATCACTTAAGGCTTTATATTCTTGGTTAGCTTGCCTAAACAGTAAATAATTAACGCTTATTAAACAGTCTAAATCAGCTGGTGTTCTTGCAGCTGTCCATTGATATGAAATGCCTGAGCCAGCTAAATACACATGTACATATGCCTCTGGGTTATAGTAATGTCTTTTTAGATGTTCAAATAAAATACGAAGAATTGCTGAACGTACAAAAGGTACAAGCTTTCCGCTGCGAATTAAACGAGGGTCTAGGCCTGCCCCAGGTGAGCTGAAGTATGAGGTTTCAGATGGCTCTACAGATACAGGCTGAGCCTGTGAGACAAGTGCGGCGTAGAAATCCATTCAGCTATTATAGTTCTTTTTCGCGCTGTTCCTTATAGATAATCTCATATGACGGGGCACTTTCTTTTACGGGCATGGTTGCCTTTGTCATAAAACCACAACTTTGATGCGAGTTAATAAACTGGTTTGCCCATAGCATTGCTAACGTATCATTCTCATCTGAATCAACTGAAAATGAAGCTGTGCAACTGCAGTTCATGTCGATGTACATGAGGGTCCCGTTTCCTAGACTATGTACTTACAGTATACCTTTACTCTCTAGGGCTTGGCGGATTGAACTTGAGGCCTTTTCTGAGTCACTTTGAGCTAATTTAGATAGTTTAGCTGTAACGGCCTCTGCAATAGCATCTCTTTGTATTGCCTCAACTATTTCAGAACACCCAGTTTTAATCTCTTGTCTAGTAGCTTGTCGATTTATCTCTAAATCTACTGGGATGCTATTTAATGCTGAGTAGGTTCCATCGCTCTTAAGTACTATTAAGATGGCGGCTTCTACCTTAGGCATTAGTTATACAAACCTCGTTCTTCATAAGCGCGCTTCTGGTTGTACATTTTAACTGGGCAAAAATCACAAAGGTAAACTTTAATCTTAGATGCCGCTAAACCAGCGTCCTTGCGTTCTTTTTCAGTACCAGCTTTAAGTTGTTTACGGTCGCTCTTATAGTCTGGGCATTGACCTTTAGGGCTATTATGAACCTTCCAACAAGACATAGCATCTGTAGAGTATGTCTCTTTAAGGTCATAAAAACCTGTACCAAACACATCAAGACCTGTAGAACCGCCACCAAGAATCTGCTCTTTAATTTGGGCAAGGATACTTTCTTTTAACTTAGGGTTGCCCATCCATGCAACAGTTAAGCAATCTGTAAGAACACCAAAGTGGCCTTGACGCTCGCACTCACCAATCGCACCTGGAAGCCAAGGATTATCTGTTTGGTCATACTTACCCTCACCCAAAGATTTACCGCCCTTGTAATAAGGGACCTCTTGGATGGTTTTACACTGCTTGCATATAAGAAGGTTTATTCGGTCTGGCTCTAACTCATCAATTGAAGACATGGCGTAAGCCTACCACAAATGTTAAAGCTTACCCTCTTTTTTAGCAGCTTCTAGCTTTTGTTGCGCTTTTTGTAGGTTGCTAACTTTTTTAACTGGGGCTACTGCTTTAGCAGCGGACTTCTTCTCTAGTTTTTTCTTAGGCACATCTGGAATTGTGACTTTGCCTCCAGCATGAACCAATGCCCCTTTATCGCTAACAAGGGCCTTTATATGCTCTGGGTTATTTTTATCTAATTTAATTTCTTTTCTAGGGCGGCTATCTACAGAACCTGTACGTTGGACTATGGCTCTTCCACTCGGCATAACTGTTCCGCCAGTAACCTGACCTCTATTTGGAAAAGGGTCATCTACAGAACGAAACTGTTTAGACTGTGGGGCTTTAGGCTCTACAGTTCCGCCAAAGCGTTCAATGAGCGACTTACGCTCAGCCATTTGTACGAATCTTAATTACAGGGGTTTTTCCAGCTTCTTTAGCTTTTCTATTACGTACAGCAAGGCTGCTGTCTTCACGTGCTGCAAGACCTTTACGGTTGCTGTCTGATTGACCCATCACGTCTAGCTTTACGCCTTTTTTATCTGCGTACTCTTCTGGCTCATATCCATACTCATCATAGGCGTGAGCGGTATCTTTAATAACTTTTACATGACTTTTTGGAAATTGAGTTTCGTTAGTATTCATTATTTTTCATCCAATGCGTGTTTGTCGTAGTCGCCTTCTGGAAAAGAATTATTATCATACTTTTTACCACGTACTGAATCTTGTGGCCCAAACTTCTTATGGTAATTTTCAGATATTACATTTACATGTGTTTCTGGTGTTAAACGGCCAAACTCTGGACCTGCAAATAGACGTTCAGTATTAAGTGGTTCACGCTTAGATGCGCGGCCTAGTGCACCCATCATTTCAGAGTGACTTCCTACTGTACGTTTAATATCTCTTGCACGGTCTTTAGCCATTAGTTACCCCAATTTTTTGAACGCATATTAGGCGTTGTTACAGATTTAAGATGGGAAGCTGCGGAATTAAATTTTTCAGTTGAATTTTCTCCAGGCAGTCTTTCTACACGCGTCATAGCTTTTAGCACATTGCTATGTGCTTTTGCATATTTTTGCTGTTTAGCCATCTTTCCCATAATTAGTTACCTGCTGGGTTTACCTTTGATGGCTCTTCAGAGTTAATGAAGCCATAATTCATATAAGGATGTAGGTCAGCGCGATTTTGCGCAACTAACTCATCGCCCATGCCTGCAGCAACAGATGTATTAGGACGGCGCTTACGATACTTACCGTCTGTTGCGCCCTCTTTTAGTGATTCATTTTCTGAACGGAATTTATTTACTGTCATTTAACCATACCCCTTTTGAGTAGATTGTGCTGCTGCTTTCTTTTACAGGATGAGCAAGTGTCCTGACTAAACATAGATTGTACTGGGTCTATGATGGTTCCGCATGAAGTACAGCTGTTTTCGCCATTATAAACAGTACGGTTTAATTCTCTTTGTGTGCTTAGCGCGACGTCTTCTGCGCCAGCCATGCCTTCACCCGTTGAATCAGTAAATAGCCCTGGGTCGTTGCGCATTATTTACCCTCATCCATTTCAGCACGAGCATTTAGGTCTTCAGCACCATTTTCTGAAGATTCATATTCTTTATAGAAGGATTCCATTTTTTTAGCAAAGTTTGAGACACCTTTGCCATCATTAAAATCGGCGTTATTGCGTCCCATTAAATGGACCCTCCTAATGAGTTAGTGCTAGTCGATTCCTGCGTATTAGGGGTCTGGCTGAAGTCAGACTCTACACGCTGGCTTGTTGCAGCTCTGTTTGGTAACTCTACTATATCTTCAATGCCAATTTCTTGGTCGGTGTATCCATAGCGAGCAGGGAATAATTTTATCTGTGGCATAGGTGGTCGTACAAATTCACGAATCTCATCCGCGCTCATGCTCCAAGCTGCAGTAGATTGGCTGATTAGGCGCTCTTTGTTGCTTTGGAAAGGTCCAATGTACTCTTGTGGAGGGTAAGCGGCTTCAGTAGGTGCAACCCATGGACGACGATTGTAAACGCCATCTGCAAATCGGCCTCCGCTAGTTGCCTCAGCCATTTACTTCCAACCTGGACGCATACGAGCCATTTGGTCTACGCGCCTCTTGTCTAGTGACATTGGGGATGTGCTGCGCATGTTAGCTTTACCATCATTTGGTAGATGTGGCGCAGGCATAGCCATTGCGTCTTCTACATTGCGCTTACTGCGGTAAACGTTTCCATCTTTAACAGCTTTCATTTGGCGCGCAATACCGCGCATGTTATCCAAACCTTCTGGATAATAATAATCTTGTACATCAATGCGCTCACCACGGTGAATACCACGTTGATATGAACGCTGACCAATACGTACTTTTAATCCATTTAATACACGGTCTGATGAGGATGAATCGCGCCCTTTATCATCACGGCGTGAACGAATAGTTCCTAGGTAGCCGTCAGGGATACTCCGCTTGAGGGGTGCGACCCACTCCAATGCGGAGAAAATCCAGTTCACTTCTCGCTACGGGCTGTCCTCCGCCACCATATACGGTGTTAGTACCGTACATGCTACCAGCGCCCAAATTTTGTATATTTTGGTGGTTATTCATTTATACCCACCAGCTCTCTTCTATTAGATGTTCTTATAGCATGGCAATTTGCGCAAACTACATCACACTTAGCAATTTCAGCCCATAATACATCTCGGCTACGATTGCCAATTTCCTCACCTATATTAAACAGCTTTTCTGATGAATTTACATGGTCAAACTCTAATGCTGCTGGATGTTTATTAAACCCACAGTCCGCGCAACCTTTTTTAAGTTGATAGTCATGAATTTCTTTTGTTTTACGTTCAACATTTGGTCTTGTATATTTAACGTATAAACAGCGATTACATTGAGCCTGCCTAGTGCCAGACTGTCTCCCTTTAGACCAACGTAATTTAAAACTAGTTTCTGGCAAAGTTAAATTACAAGAAGTGCAAACTTTAATTTGAGTATCCATTGTAAGTATAGGATACCAAAATATATAGGACTATGGGAGGTTTACCTCCCCATGTACGCCTATTTAATTACAGACTGGACTTAAACTCTTTACCCTCGTAAACAGCCCATTTATCCATGATATGAATAGGTTGCAAGGTGAAATGACCATCGTCATGTACCCAACCAATCATGATTCCCTGTTGCCAATCTTCCCAATGCTTAACAGGGCGCCCGTTATCATTAAGACCAGAACCATAAGATGGAACAGCTCCGTCTACACGGCATAGGCATCCAGGACTAGCGGAAACAGACCTGATAGGACCATCACCATTAGCAACGGTTTTATATTGTAGTTCTTGTCTGTGTGCGTGCCCAAATACTGTTGATACATGAGGGTTCTTATTTACATATGCGCTGGCGGTAGAACCATTGCTACGTACGGTAGTTCCGTGGATAGCGCGAAGGTGTGGGGTAATCCAATACTCACCAGCAGGATAGGCGCCTACGTAATTAACGCCAAGTTCATCAAGGCGCAATAAATACTGGACAGACATTACTGGCCACTCATCGGGTGTTGAGTTAGCGCGCTTAATACCTTTTGATGCCATCGCGTTCATAACAACATACTTCTGCATACGGCAATCATGGTTACCCTCTAATAAAGTAATTTTTGCAGTGGGGCATGTGGCACGTTGCTTAGCCAATAGTGCGTGACCATAGTCAAGGGCTGGTTGGACTGTATGCGCAAACATTTCTTCCTGTGCATACTTACCCATTGTTGGAAGGTCTAGGTAGTCACCTAGGTGAACAATCTCATCTACGCCATAACGCTTTTCTAAATAGGCAAGAAGCTGGAAGTGAACATCGATAGCAGCCTCATCATGAAATGGGTCCAGCGTCCCGTCTTCATATTTACGGTACCCAATCTGTGGGTCTGGAACAAATACAAATAACTTAAATCCGCCTTTGCTTGCTTGGCGCTCTTTATATTCTGCTGGCTTTATAACAGTCGGCTTTGCTTGTTGAATTGGTGGCCAAGCCCAATCAACATTAGGAACATCTTTTGCTGCGTTATTTAAAACATCTAAAAAATCTATCGGCATGTGCAGTAACCTCTCATATGGGACCGAAAGGCTGTTAGCCTAAAAGGTAGTTTTGTATCGGTATTTAAATCTTTAAACAGTTTTCCAACATTGATGTTGGCATTGTTTTCTTTTAATTTTGCAAGGGCCTCTTGCTCTTTAGGGTTTAAATTTTGTTCCCATTTACCTACAACGCAGGCCTCTTTAGGCTGAGTTAGATACTGCTCTAATACTTCAATCATGTCTTCTCCCTGTTGTCATCGTGACGCAACGGGTGAAAGACTACCACACAAATTAGGACAAAGCATTAAAAAACCCCCGCTGTGAGGGCGGGGGTTTAGTGGCTTACTTTTTTATTCAGCCATGCCTGACTTAAAGCTTGGAGCCTGTGACTTCATAGCTGAAGGAAGGATTCTTCCGTTAGCTTGAGTTGCACCAGCTTCTGGAGCTGTGCTCTTCTGAAACTTAACTCGTACACCGTAACGTGCGCCAGCGTGTCCTGCATCTGGGCTTGTTACATGCTTACGTGATGGCTTAGCCATCTTGGTTGGGTCGCCAGCTTGAGCACCTTTCTTTTTCATCAACTTAGTGTTGGCTGAAGGTGCGGCTGAAGCGTTATCGAACTTTACACTCTTGACGCTTGCATCAGCAGGCGCAATGTGCTTATTGCTCTTGGCTTTTTCCATTAGTTTTCCTTTGCAAAGGGGGTTAAATAAATGTACGGTACTTACTAAATAAATACAGGCTTAATTGGCTTTAACATCAAATACAATGGCAGAAATTTGTCCGTCATGGCTTTCGATTGTTGAAAACCCTGGAACGCATACAAGGTCTAAGCCTCTTGGTGCGGTGTATCCACGGGCTATAGCAATGGCTTTAACGGCCTGATTTACTGCCCCTGCACCTACAGCACGAATCTTGGCTGTTCGGGTCTCATAGACGCTGTGAGCGATTGCTGAGGCTACAGCTTGAGGGTTTGAACCAGCTCCTACACGTAGGATGCCGTCATCTTTTTGTTCTGTCAATTTATGCTCCTTGGGATTACGAATTGTGGTTCCCCGTGGCATAAATTATGGAGGTTAACTCCCTGCTTGTCGGTCTAAAGGAGTAGGCGCTTTGGCGTAAGTGCCGCAGGATGAGCACTCCATATCTAGAAAATATGTCGACATTTCATAGTCATCAAAAGACGCTTTTACATTCCATACAAATGATTCACAAACTGGGCATATGTGGTGGACCTCATTGGCATGGTCCATCGTGCCTTTGTAATCAGGCTTTAGCTGTCGGATAGGCCTGCTCATGAAGCTTGTCCAATGCTGTTCGTTGTTCGGCCATCATCTTTTCTATCTGTTCTATCTCTTCTGGAGATAGGGTATCTTTTTGGTCTTGGTACAACTTAACACCAGTCTCAAAGTTTTGCTCTAACATGTGTAATTGTAAACGACGGCGCTCTGCAACAAAGTCTTCTGATTCGGCTATACGTTGTGCTTTTTTATCCTGTGTTTTACTCATTTACAACTCCAACAGTAGTTAGTGGTTCTGCGTTCAGATTTGGCCATTACATATACAGTAGAACAACGAGCACAACGAGCAAGACACTCGTTTGAGGAAATAACATGTGGAAGTGGCCAATCTAAAGGCTGACCTTTCCAAATTTTACTTAAAGTGTTTAGTAAACCCATTAGTGCAACGGCTTTACTTTAACGTAGCCAGTCTTTTTACGATTCATAGAACCTGGCTTTTTAAAACCTGAACCTTTAGGCATATTTTCAATACGCTTTTCAAGTGCAGCTTTAATCTTCATTTGATTCTTGTGTGCTCCCATTATTTTCCTCCCCAACCGCCACCTTTAAAGTATGCTGGTGTTGCTGTCCATACTCTAGACATGTAAGACTGGCAAGAAGTGCAACTAGGACTACTTTCCTCATCAAAGGCTCTAGTAATCTCTACCACGGTGCTGCACTTCTCACACTTATAATCGTAACTAGGCATACTTTAACTGTTCCACTTCAATAAAAGGTCCAGATGTATAAACGTCTAGCTTCTCAGCTATTTGAAGGGATTCTAGTACGCTTGAGCCAGCATGTAAAGCTCCTAGGGCATATGCCGCCCCATTACCTACTGCATATAGACCATCTTCAGTGCGGCATACAGATAGGTCATCGGCTATGTCAAAGACCTCCCCATTGACAGCAATAAGGAAGTGAAACCTAGGGCCATTATCTTCTTTTTCTTGAGCTTCATCAAAATTATAACCGTTGGCTTTAAGCGCCTCTCTTAAAGAAGGCATCACTTTGGTAATCATAAAATGATATGTGTTCTTTTTATCCCCAGCTGTAGGTGCAGGCGGCTTCCATATATGCTGGGCCACGTCGCAAGGTTGAACCTCACCACTTCCAGCCACTAAAAACGCACCGCGTTCACTTATCTTTGCCATGTCTATATGCCTATAAATGCGCCCAGAACCGTCTGTAACCTGGTTATCAGCGGCTAGAACACATCGGTCCTCATATTGGACAGCAACTATAGTGGTCATCTATCGCTCTCTGAACTTGGGGTCTTGAAGTTTATCATAGACCTCTTTCTCGTATCCCAGTGTATATGCACCTGAAACTAAGTGGGCTAGGGCATATGAGTCAGCGGCGTTGTCATCTGTAATGTCGACATTCCATTTCTTATATACATAAAGCAGCATCTGGCTTTTAGGCACACCATTACCCTTACCTGTGACGTACTTCTTAAGATTGGTGGGTGGGACTATAAGTGGGTAGATGCCAAAGTCTAAAAGTGTTAGCTTAACCATTCCGCCCAGCTCCCCAAGCATATTAGCCATCTGGGAACCAAAGGCATAGCCTTCCATAGCCACGTCTTCAATCTGGTCAAATTGATGTAACCAGTTCATGGTGTGCGCTTGAATATCACGCAGACGGTCTATTCCATGTTTATCAGATTTATAAACTTCTGAATAAAAATCTTCACCTTGAATAGCTGTAATGGCAAACCCTGTATAGGACTGGTCTATACCTAAGTAAACAGGTTTAGTGGCATCAACGCCACCGCCAAACACCTTCATTAGAATCTATTTCTATTAGCTGAAGTTCTACGAGTTAGCTCACGACTTGTAAGATTGTAATAGCGCTCCAGGTTATCCTGCATGGTCTCTAGCATCTTACGATATGCGTATGTGTGCATCTTTGCCAAGTTAAGGCTTTCAATCTCAGGGTCTGTAATAACAGCAGATTTAAGCATGGTGGCTTTCTCTGTGCTTTTGCCATTGCTTTTACTTAACAAGGCTTTAGCCTCAGCCGTTGTATAAATGTTCTCAGCTTCCATTTCTGCAAGGGCAGCAAGGGCAACCTGTGTACGAATAAAATTGTAGTTCTCCATGTACTTTGTAGCTAATATCATTAGCTCTTGGTCATCAACAGCTGTGATGTCCACGGGAAACTTAGGAACATCAATATCTAGATTTTTTCTAAGTGGTAATCCTTGAGCCTCTAATATAGATAGAACGCTCTTACCTACACCTTGTGCTACTAACTCAGTCATTGTACCCCTTACATTTAGCGCAACCGTTTGGGCCTATATTACACCGCGGAGGCGTTTTAGCTTTAATAGCATCGCATATCATTTGAGCCGCTTCAAATATGTGGTCAGTTCCAAAGTTGCTCTTTGGTACTACAAACTCTTTTACCTCTTGATTTGGCTTTGCCTCGTAAATAAGAACTGCCTCCTGAGGCACGTTCTCATAACCTAGAAGTTCTGCTAAGCGCATATAAACTTGAACTTGAGATATATGCTTCATAAATGGAGCATCCAAAGCTTTCCAAGCCTTATCAAAGTTATTGTCGTTATCCATAAGAAGCTCTGGGGCTTCCCATCGTAAGGTACCTACTCCAATGGATTTAATCTCAAGCATTAATGGGTCACCAAGACCTACTAACCAACCATCTGCATGTCCTGATATGCGCAATGGCTCGTAATACAAAGGCACTTCACGGTATTCAAGTGGGCCATCGTGACAATCTGAACCGCCCCAAAACATCTCTTCACAGTCCTGGCAAAACCATTTGCCATACATAACGTTCATCTCATAAAACCACTGCTGCCATTTAGCGTGGATAGCATGTCCTTCTGCAAATACTGTTTCTAAACGCATACTTGTTTTGCGCGTTTCAATTACTGGTAGACCAGTTAACTGAAAGTATGATGCTCTATGGCACCAATCGGCACTTACCATTTCTGATGGATGTAGAACATCTGTTCTACGTGATAAATCTTTGGGACGAGATAATAAGTGGCGTTCTACAGAACCAAGAACTCTAGTATTTTTCTTACCTATATCTACAAATTTCTTTAAGGCTCCGTTGGGCTTAATTGTCATAGGAGTAACCTATCATGAATTGTGGATAGTTACCCATTCCTCAAGTGTTTTACCAGCTTTACTAGCTTTACGTTTAAGCGCGTTACGCTCACGGTGGCTCATGCCACCCCATATACCGTGCTGTTCATCCATAGACTCTGCGTACAATAAACACTCTTTACGCACTGGACATTCTGGTAAACCGTCTTTGCCGTAACAGACAGCTTTAGATACCTCTGCTATAGCTCTATATTTAGATTTGTCTCTTGGTGGATACCAAAGTTCGGTGTCCATTCCTTGGCATTTGGCGTCATATCGCCAGCCTTCTTTGTGTCCGACATCGTCGTACATGTATGCTCCTGAAGAGTATGGAGCAGTTCAAGAAAATCATCTTCAGTCAACATAACGTAGTTTTCATTATTTAAACTGAAACCGAGGACAGGTGTCCGACTATCAAGAATCGCTTCTTTAACAATCTTTTCCAAAACCGCTGCTTTAACGGTAAAGGAAGCTTTGCCCGTCCACTTGTGTTCAATTAAATAATCACTGGAACGAACATCACCTTTACGATTCCAAAAAGCTCCGCTGGCTGCTGTGCGCTTACCATCAAATACTTTTGCTAATCGTGCCTCGTGCTTCTGAGACTCTTTTTGACCCTTACTCTTCATACGCAAACTTAGACCCAGCTTTAATGGAGTCTAATACGTCCCGTTCAAGGGCCTCTTTTAAGTCAATCTCTTCCCGTATTGAGATAAGCATAGCATCACTGCCTTGCCATTGTCTATCCGCGTACCGATAGTAAGCACCAGCTCTTACAATCACTTTATTGACAATGCCAATAGATAGTATCTCTTTAGCAAAATCAAACTGACCTGCTAAATCTCCTGAAAAATAGAAATCAACTACAGCTGTAGTAGAAGGTGGGGCTGACTTATTCTTTAATACACGGACCTTAATAGCCTGACCGATACGGCGTTTTTCTTGACCAGAACCCTCTTCTAACCAATCATCTCGCTTTACCTCGATACGGCAAAAGAAGGCATAGTCCTTGCCTAATCCACCTGGGGTAGTGCGTGGGTCTCCATACATAACGCCAATCTTTGAGCGCCATTGGTTGATAATGATGCCGATAAATGGTCTCTCGTATTCTGTCAATGAGCGCTTAGAAGCTAAACCCACCTTACGAAAGAACTTATTAGTTAAAAGGGCTGAACGTCCTACCGTTGATTCTTCCATTTCTTTATCGTTCTCTGATGTTGGAACCAGAGCAGGAAGTGAATCAACAACGATACAATCAACAGCCTTGCTTTCCACGATTTGAATGACTGCTTCATAGGCTTCTTCCATTATATTAGTTGATACTACATAGACTCGTGAAGTGTCTACGCCACACATTTCTGCGTACTTAGGCACCCATTGTTCTGCAGCAACCCACACGGTTGTAAAATCTGGGTTCTTTGCTTGATTAGCTGCAATAGTTTTAAGCGCTAGTGCTGTCTTGCCATTACTAGCTTCACCGATAATTTCATGCCATTGATTAATTGGCCATCCACCGCCAAGAGCCACATCAACAGCAACTGAACCTGTTGTTAATCTATCTAAAATGTCTTCTCTAATATCTGAACCTAAAATAATAGTATCCGCACCCATCTTTTTATTGATAGCGCTAAATACTTTTGCTAAATCTCCTGTTATTGCCATTAAATGTGTCCAATGATTCCTTGTGGATTCCATCCACCTGTGGCAACTTGTTTTGCTGGAATAGCTGGGCCACCTGTTGCTTGTGGACCTGCTGCACCCATTCCACTACCTGATTGAACCAATGGATAACCGCAGTCATAGCAACGCGCTTTTGACTCAGGTGCCATTGGAGACCTGCCGTAATTTTTACTTCCACAACCTGGGCATGTTGAAGATTCTATTGAGGCAACTGGACGCGCAGTTGATTGCACTTGTGGTTCTTGCATCAATTCATGCGCTGGGGTTTGATGTTGCATAGGGGCCTGTTGTGTAGGCTGTTGGTAATTAGGTTGTTGAGGTGCTGGTGCACCCATCTTCTTAGCAAACCAATCTGCACTATTCGCCATTTAAGTATTTCTCCATATCTACTTCTATGTCTGATGTTATACCTGTTATATGAAAAAGGTCAAGTTCGGCTCCAATTGAGAAAGCACCTATTAAAGTAGATAAAGCTACTGCTTTATAGACCGTAATCATGTTAGAAATTTCTGCATCAAATTCTTCTAAAGCCCCTGGGTTATTCTCCTCAAGTTCTTTAAGGTGTAAAGAAACAAGAACGTTGGCACTTATGTTAGAAATAGTTTCTAAATAAGGTATGACATGAAGAATTTTGCTTATGCGATTATTGCTATCTTCTTTCTCTTTAACATCCCCTTCTTCACTTACTAAACTAAGTCCAATATCTTCTGCAAGTTCATTTGGCTCTACTAACTCTGTGTCATAAAGGTACCAGCGCATGATTGTAGTCATTGGTATGTCAGTCTGGATTGTTTGATACTCAATATCTTTTTTAAAAAACTTACTAAACCAACTCACTTGGCTTCGCCCCATTTCTGAACAATTTTAATATCAGCTATAAGGGGGATTGGAAGTAAATTAATACCTTCCATAGCCTCACGAATGGCTTCTTTGGTCTTCTCTACAAGATTATCTGGAGCCATGGTGACAAGTTCATCATGCACGGTTAAAAGAAGCTTAGCCTCTTTAGGAATCATCTTATGTGCCCGTATCATAGCAAGTTTAATAATGTCAGCAGCGGAACCTTGAATGCGCGTGTTGAAAGCTTGACGCTCAGCGCTTGCCCTATCTGCCGTGTTTCTAGAGGTAATTTCGGGAAGATAGCGCCTGCGCTTAAGGATAGTTGTTACATACCCTTTATTACGAGCAACGCCAATAACCCTAGAACGATACAGGTCTACTGCAGGGAACTTCTCTGAGAAGTCTTTAAGTAGTTTCTTAGCCTCTTGAGGGGTACATCCTATTTGGCGCGCAATTTTATCTGGGCCAACACCGTATGCAATGGCTAGAACCAAAGCTTTACCTGCTTTGCGGTTTACTCCCATGGTGTCACCTACAGTGGTATAGATGTCTCCACCATCTACATAGTTTTGCATCATAATTGGGTCTTTAGACATTACCGCAATAATGCGAGGCTCAATCTGTGAGTAATCGGCAACAACTAATTTATAGTTTTTTGGGGCAGTAAAGACGTTACGAATCATGCGACCATACTGTTTGTCTTCTGGAACTTTATCTGGGTCTTCTGGGGCAGGAATGTTTTGAAGGTTAGGGTTACGACTAGAAAAACGCCCAGTCTCGGCGCCCCATTGAACAAAGTCTCCATAAATACGGCCGTTGATAAGTAGGCTTTCTTTCTCTTCTGTCTTAGACTTTCCATTAACAGTCTTTGTAATTTCTCCACCTAGGTAAGGGATTACATAGGTAGTCATTAACTTATTAAGGTCCTGATACTCAAGAAGCTTGCCAACCAATTCATCTTTCTCACGAAAAGGCTCTAAAGACTCGGCTGATACTGAGTACTCCTTATAGGTTAAAGCCTCACCACCTTGTTGAATAAATATCTTTTCCCCTTTACCTGTGCGCATAACAGGCTTAAGACCTCTACAACCCTCTTCTACAGGACCATACAATAGGTATTGCTTCTCCTGATTAGAATTCATATTAAATACTCGACCAGCAATGCGATAAATATCTGAGGTAATGGCCTCAATCTCTTTAGTAAGCTTTTCGTGCAACATCTCTAAAGTATTTTTATCTACTGGTGCTCCTGTTAATTTCATGTCACATAAGACCTTAAGAACGTCCATCTCTAAATCCATAACAGTAGTGACGTCTGCTGCTTCTAGCTTTGGAACCAGCTCTTTCCATAGAAGGAATGTGTACTTGGCATCAAGATAGGCATACTTAGCAACCTCAGTAAAAGAGTAAATCTCAACCATATACCCAATGCCCTTAACCATTGAGTAACCAAATTCTCTTTGTAAACAGTCATCAAGACCTAACTTACCTGCGTTTCTATTGTTATAAAGAAAAGAAGCCATAAGGGTGTCAAAGTAAGGCCCTATTGGTGTTTCTCCATAGTATTTTGTAACTGAACCTAAATCAAATACTAGGTTGTGGCCTATCTTAAGAATCTTATCGTTAAACATTAATGGTTTAAGAGCCTTAAATACCTCTGCTGGAAATAACTGTTCTGGCGCTGGACCAAAAGTTTTAATAGCTTTCTTTTTATCTCGTGAGTAATCCAATTCCCGTGGTGGCAAACCTTCTGCTGCTCTCTTTTCACCCTGGCCTGTTAATGGAAAAGTTTCAAATAAAAAATCTCCATTTGGATGACCCATTGGTATTACATCTCCACGCCCGTGTGTGGCAAGACTAATCCATAGAACCTCATTAACAGCAGGTACGCCTCGACGGTCACCAACAGTTTCCACGTCAAAAGCAAATGCGTCTTGCTGGAGATAGTACTCAACCATCTCTTCAAGTTGTTCTTTGGTAGTAATAATATTCAAATTGTGTTCCCCATGTTTAAAGCTGGAGGGTTAGAACCAGGGTATGAGACTAACCCTCCAACAACCAGTTATTAAAGCAGTGAGTTTGCTACTGCTTCAAGCTCTTCTACAGTGTGCTCTTTAATATCTGCACGTGTAAAAGGCTTCATTGCTACTACTGCTGCTTCAATTGCATTGATATCGGTAATGCCCCAGTCCTCAGCAAGGTCGCGAGGCTTAATAGCATTAAGGTGATAAACAGTTGCAGCCATCTTACCTGAACGACTAATTGCCCAATAGTTCTTGGTCAATGGTCCTTGAGGTGAGAAGTGAGCGGCATGTAGCGACTTAAATAGTCGTGGGGATGCAATTAGCATTTGGCGCTGTGGCCCACCAGCAGCGCTCAAGTTAGCAATACTAAATGCGCGCTTTTCTTCTGGCTTGCTATTAAGTTTAGTAATCAACGGGTCATTAGGTCCTGTAGAAACATAAGAACGGCGACCTGTTGTTACTTGAGATAGGAAGTGTTGCTTATAGACTGCAAATGGACCTTCTTCGTCCAAGAACTTTACAATCTGAAATTCACCATCAACAAATTTAAATTCCTTAGGGAATTCCATTCCTGATGAAGTGTTAGTTGACGCTGCTCCCCAACCAGTTTGAATTGCTGTGCTGGTTGATTGAGCTGGGCGGTCTGTAATTGGAGTATCCAAGTTAGCGAACTCGTCGTTCTCTACTGCGTACTCTGCTGTTTTGTCTATTGCCATGTTTGCATATCCTTTTTATCATAGTTTTGTTTTTAGGTTGTTTCATCAGCACGGATTTTACTCCAAGCCTCGGCAATCTCATTACTGAGCTGTCGGTGTAAGGACCATTCTATACGCTTTACGTACAGCAGTCCAGCCGACTCAAATAACTTGATTACTGATTCGACCATTGCCCGTGAATACAGCCTACGGCCTTGATGGTCTTCCCCATTGACATCCTTTTTAGTAGGAAGTCTGTAGGGTGAAGCAGGTAGGTAGCCCTCTTTAATCCATGCACGTATGGTTATTACAGGGCGTCCTAGTGCTCCCGCAAGCGCGCCAATAGTAAACATCTCAACGTCTTTACCGTTGGGAAGTGTTTTTTTATATGGTTTTGAATCCCAACCAGCATCCAGAGTTATCTCTGGCTTTTTAGGTTCTGGGGTTTTGCGCTTACGCTTACTGCCTGGATAATAAACATCCAAGCCAGCAAAAGTAGAATCAATTAAATCATCTGTCATTTAGCGTCCACAATAAAGGCATAGCTAGTTTTTGATGGAAACATAAAGTCAATATCTTCTTCTGTTAAATAGCCTTCGTAAAAGGCAGTCATAATGGCATCCTCATCTAATACAGGAACCATCTTAATACATGCGTCTTTAATACCTTTTTTAGAAAGGACTTCTTCTGCCTTATCTATATCTAAATTTTTTGATACCCTGCGTTGGCGAGTAATTTTTACATCACCAGTGGCTTCGTCTTCAATTAGAAGTACTCTGTGACCACTCTCATTAACTTCTACCTCTTCCATAGCGGAATCTAAACGCGCTTTTAATTCATTTTGGCGCGAACTTAAAAGAGTAATTTCACTTTTAAGGGCAAGGTATTGACGTAAGTTATTTTTGACTACTGATAGTTCCATGTTGCTCCCTGGTTAGGGACAACAATCTAATCCTGAACTATTTACTTGTCAAGTAGATACGACTCAAGCGCGGTAATAATTACGCTTGTGACTGTGACGCCCTCTTTGGCAGCCTTCTTCTGGACGGCTTTCCATAGGTCATCAGGTACGCGGATAGTACGCGTAGGGGTCTTAGGTGCGTTTGGCATCCGTATATTCTAGACGCTCGACCCAATCAAAAAGGCCTTTAAGCTGGTAATAGTCATATCAATTCCGTCTTCTGAGTCAATTCCTTCACCATCTACAACCGCATCTGCCACAGATGTTTTAAATTGAAGGGCTTGCCATTGGCGCTCTTCAACAGACCCACCTATGAGGATGTCTTGTATAACTGCAGTTTTGAACCTAGATGAGGCTCGTATGATGCGACCATTTCTTTGAGTAGCTGTGCCTGAAGACCAAGGCAAATCGTAATTAATAAGTAGGTTGGCTGAAGGTAGGTCTACACCATAACCGCCAGCGTCGGAGCTAATAAGTACTCGGACGTTAGGGTCGGTATTGAAAACTACTTTGTTAGCCTCTTTAGTTTTTGCGTCTAACTTGCCAGAATATAGACGACATTGTTCTGGGCCCAACCTATCAGCAATCATGTCTAGCATATCTACGTATGTTGCAAATATAACTACTTTGTTAACCTCATCTTGTTCCAAAAAGTCTTTAACGTATTGGACCAAGTAATCCAATTTAGGTGAACTACTAATCCCGTCAAGAGCGCCAGTATCAATAAGTTCGTAAGCATAAGCAGAACCCTCTCCATTCATTAATTTAAACTTTTCTGCGCTGGTGCGCAGTAAGTCTGGGTGCGAACATAGCATTTTAAGACAGGTAACTCTAGACATTATTCGACCACGTAATTCATCTTCTGGACCACCGCGTCTGCTTTCTAAACCGTAGTGAGCGTTTAGATTAAACGAAGCTCCAAATAAAACTTGAGCATTTTCTAACTCTTCTAGTACATCATTAGTCATACGAGCATATAACTTAGAGGTTTTACGGTCAAGGGTAATTAACACAGGTTCTTTATGAATAGACTCTGGCAAATATGGGGCAACATCTGGGTCTTTTTGCGCTTTGCGCACAGCGGCTGACTGTAAAGTTTTATGCAAAGTTGTAAGATTTTTATATCTAACTACTCCGCCCCAGCTATTTCTAACAATAAACGTTTTATCAAAAATATCAAAACGGCCCAGCAAGGGGGCATCTACAAATTGCATAATGCTGTAGAGCTCTTCTGGTTTTCCATTTTCAACTGGAGTGCCTGTAAGAGCAAACCTAAATGGGGAGTTGTTTAATTTCTTTACTTGTTTAGAGCGTTTAGCTTTAAAAGACTTAATTGCTGTTGCTTCGTCAAGTACGACAAATCCTCTTGGGAGTTTTTCAACATATTTCCAGTCATTGACAACTTGCTCATAATTGAGGATAACGTAATCGACATTAGACTCTCTCCAGTTATAGGCGTCCTCGTATTGTTTAAGTCGTTTGGCGGGAGTTCCATCAATGACCAAAGAGTTTGAAGTGCCACTTGTAAATTTCTCAATCTGATTAGCCCACTGGTATTTAAGTGAGGATAAACAAATGATAAGGCCTGGCTCTTTAATTTTCTTCTCATCCATAAGGCGTTCTAAAGCGGCTATGGTTAAAACCGTTTTACCTAAACCTAGGTCATAGGCAACTAGCATGCGCGACTCTTCGCACATCCTATTTACTGCCTCAGGTTGGTAAGGAAGCAGGGTCCCCGTGAAAGTCATGCAATAAGCATAGCCATTCTGGTCTTAACGGCAAGTTCCAGGCTATCTAAAGTGCTGTTATTGTGGATAACCCTGTCAAAATCAAAATCATTTAAATCAAGCTCAGAAGTATGGCCGTTTATAGGACCTACAGATTCACGTTCAATACGCCAAATCTGACCATTTAATTGCTTAATCATATGGGCTTCATTTTCAAATCTAACATCTGTTATAACATAGTGTTGATTTGGGTCATCCATCTTTCTTAAGGCAGAGATAATCCAAATATCATTTCCCATTATTTCTCTACCAGCCATACCAAGCTCTTGTAGAAGGCGTCTAACCTCAGAACGTAATTTTAGATTTTCCCAACCAATATCACGAAGCTCTTCATTTAAGCGGCTTCCATTTTCTAAAATAGGGTTAACAAAAACAAGCATGTCTCTAATAGGGTCTGCAAAAGCTATACGTTCAAACCCATATTGATTTATTAAAGTTTTGGCTACAGTGTCTTTTCCACTGCGAGCATAACCAGATAGTCCAACTATCATACAATTGCCTTCTCTCCTTGTACCGAGTGTTTTGCCTTTTCTAATCCCTCTAAAACTTCTGCTTTACTCATTCCACCTATGTCTTTAGCATCTATATCTCCATAATAGAAGAACCAGCACTCTACACCCATTTCGCGCACAATATTTAATAATGATTTAGAAGCAGACCTGCCTGCCTCATCGTTATCCATAGCAAAGATAATTCTGTCAGCTGAGCGTATAAGGTTTATTTGTTCAATAGAAACAGCAGTGCCAAAAGTAGCAACCCCTCCTTTAATACCTATAGAGGCTAAGCGCACTACATCTAGTGGGGACTCTAAAACAATCATGTCGCCACCCTCGTACTTATTAAAACCAAATAAAGTTGTGCTCTTCTTAATGCCTGTAGGAACGTTTTTAAAATGACGCTGATATGCGCCCTTTTCCTGCCACCCCATTAGACGCCCGCTAACGGGGTTTCTAAGGACTGTAATCCAATTTGCATGGTGCCTATCCCATAGGACCTCGTAATCGTTACAGGCAAGGGGTGTAAGGCCTCTATTGGCCATTGCTTCAAGAGGCGGCATAGTGAAAGCGCTAAGCATTGATTCGTTTACCCTAGTTGGCTCTGCTATCTCTTCTACCTTCTCTTGAGTTATGCGCCTAAAGCGTTTCATCATTGCAGAGGGTTCTATATCAAAGTCAGGTGTATAAGTTCCGCCAGTAATGTACTTAACTAATGTATAAACATTTCCAGCCCAACCGCAGGAGAAACAAATAAAAGCTGTAGAGTCTGCGTTAATCCAAAAGGAAGGATTATGGTCTACGTGACCTGTTCTTTGTTCGTGAGCAGCGCAATAGCAATTAATCTCGTCTCCTCGGGAATCAAGTATCTCTATACCAAGGCTGTTAAGCGTCTCTTCCATCTCCTCTATTGTCATAGGTCCTCGTCGCTCATCTCTCTAAACTGACCAGTGTCCCAATCCCAAACCAAAGAAACTTCACTAAGCCCACCATTACGGCTGGCAATAACTCTAAGTGTTCTAAAAGTATCTACGTTCTCATCCTCGCGCTGAAGACCAAATATAACATCGGCATCTTGGTGAAATGAGGAAGAGTAACCAATAGAGTCTGCGCTTACTTTGCCACCCTTCATTTTCCAAGTAAGGGCCTGGGTAGAGATAACAATTGGCCTATTAACTTTTTGGGCTAAGCGTTTTAAAGAACGAGTAATATTAGTAATAGCTAGTGGGGTTCCTTGGTCTGCGCCATTCTCATCAATCATGAGATAAGTACCATCAATAAAAATAATATCTGGGTTCTTAGTCTGAATTTTGCTGGCTACCGCGCTTACCGTCTGACCATTGGCTGAATCTACAAACCAAAACTTATCGGACATAGTCTCAATGCTAGAAGCAATCTTTAGATAGCGTGCTTCCTCTTCTGCTGTCAAAGTTCCTGTCATTAAACGCTTATGACTAATCCTTGCGCGCATAGCGTAATAACGGCTTTTCTGCTCCGCGTTGCTCATCTCAAAAGACATAAACATAGGAACTTTATTGGCCAAGTGAGCATTAATAGCAATCTGCAAAGCAAGGGTTGATTTACCAGTCTTAGGTGGGGCAACAATAACAATAAGCTGTCCAGGTTGTAGGCCTGATGTGGCTTCATCCATTGTTTTAAAGCCTGTAGGAAGCCCTAATAGTCCTGGGTTGTTTTTACGAAACTCGTACTCTTCTTTTGCTTTCTTTGCTGCTGCTGTAATTTCTAAATCGTTAGAGCGATTAAGTCCTTCTTCTTCAAGATTAATAAGACCGCGCTCCATGCTTAGAACAGCAGCCTCATGGTCTTTTGTTTTATCTAAAGCTTCAAGCGCACCACCTACAGTTTTTACAATAATCGTCTTGCGACGAGCATCAACTAACCTATCTAAAAGATACTGAGAACTATCTTCAACAGGTATAGTTTCATATGTAGGAAAATTTTCTTTAATAACTTCAAGGCTGGGACATTCTTGATAGTTAGAGTAATGGGCATGTAAGAACTTAAATAACTTTTTATCTGAAGCATCTGCAAACCATTCTTCAGAAACCCCTTGCTCAAGAATCTGACCAAGGTTACGGTCTTGAATTATTTTGCTAAGAAGCTTTGCTTCGTTATTCATAAGTTATTGATATCCATTCCCCAGTGTCCGTATCGTAGCAGTCGTTCTGGTTTATCCAACACACCTATTACTTCTGGGCGATATGGTAGCTCATCAATCAACTGATTAATAGAGCTGTAAGCCGTGTAGTATCTAAATGGATTGGTACCCATATTGTCAAGCATGTCATTAACGGACTCTAATTGCTCATCGTCCATGTTAAAAGAAACTAGTTCAAGAGTAATCCCCTGCCTAGTTGTTACTAAGTAAAGATAACTAAGTAATTCTCTCTTTATCTTTTTGTCGACTTGAGGAACGCGAAGAACCTTAAATCGTTTCTTTACTGTGAGCTCCGTTAATAAGAATACGTCTAGTACTACGATTATTCTCTTGGGGAGCTCATTACTGATGTCCCCATTGCGCATTTAAAAAACCTCTATTTTTCCAAACTTAAGTATGAATGCTCTAAAGGCTTTGTTTGAACGCTTGGCATTAACAGCATCCTCATCAGTAGCTCTATTGGAAATCTCTAAAGGATAGTTTCCGTTGTTGCCGTCTATTCGGGCATTTACAAACTTAGTATGTTTGCAAGAAGAACGAGCTAAGTACCCAGGACAGGTGCAATATAGCCCACCGTCTTCATCGGCAGAAACCTCAAAAATACCTGGTCCAGGAGTTTGGGTTTGGCTAAGGAAGACTTGAACCAAGCGTAGGTCTTTCACTTTATTCTCTCTCATTTGCGAAGGTCGCCTTTGGCTGTTGCGATTGGTATATAAAGAAAAGCCTCATTAACGAAACTTTCTGTAGCATCGCCATAAAGACCTGCCCAATCCTTTCGCTCAACGTTTGTAGTAATAATAGTAGGCAATCCTTTATTAAAACGTGTCCTTAACACATGATGTAACATATTTTTTTGCCAGCCACTTAAACTAGAGTGCTCTTTTCCAATGTCATCAATAATTAAAACTCTAATATTGTAAGCGTCGTTTAGGCATTCACCTAACATACCTTGGTATATAAGTTCTTGGTCACTTGTAGGCTCATTCATCATTGCACCTTTTAAATCTAAAATGTCATTAAAGGTAGAAAAGTAACAAGGTCTAACTAAAGTCTTGCCCGCATCTACATCAAACTCATCTAAAGATAGATTCAACATAAGCTCTTGAATAATAGCTAAAGCAAGTGTTGTCTTACCGTGCCCAGGAGTGCCCCAGAACATAAGACCTCTACCGCAGTTTCTGTCATTACTTTTTCTAATAACAGTTTTATTCTTAACAGCCGTAACCCATATAGTTATTTTTTCTAAATCAACATGTGGAATTTGATTGCAATCTTCTAATGTCCAGCCAAGACGAGCATCTGGAATATTGGCAACTTGAATCCAAGCACGTCGTCGCAACTTTACATCCGACAAATTAAACATGAAAGTCAGACCAACCCTTCTCAGCTTCTACCCTGGCAGTTTCAATATCGTATTCTGTAACAGTATCAGCTTTTACCTGCTCTAACAGAGGGGCAAACTGAACTATGAACATCGCCCAAACCTTATTGGGGTCAGTAATGGTTTTATCATGAGCAATCTTGCTAAAGAATATATCCATCATCTTCATCTCAATAGTGCCGTTAGTACCGTGAGCCTCGCGCTTTTTAGCTAAAGCAAAACGAAGCTTGCTCTCAGTGAGTTTAAACGGAGCAATGTGAAAGATGTTATGCATGCGGTTGGCAAACTCAAAGGAGGAGTCTGTAACAGTCCACCTGTCAGAATTTCTGGGGTCTCGGCGTTCCATGCGTTTTTCTTTACGGCGGTTATAGGCGTCAACCTTTTCCTGGGCTTTGCGGGCCTCATGTTTTTGGCGAGCCAAATCCTCTTCCTCTGGAGAGTCGTAGTACTCCATTTCGTTTTCTCCCTTCCGCGAACTCGTTTCGCTATTAGGTAAATACAAATAAGAATTAGTATTTAGTAATAAATTACTATTCAGCTTATTCAATAGAGTGTATGTACGGGTTTCCAGGAACTGGTTTCCCGCAACAGTGATTCTAATATCTTTGACCACTCTACCGTTTTTCATTGGGATAGTTACCGTCTCTAGATAGCCCGCTTTGCGCAGGTTGTTTATAGAGGTCTGTACGGCATCTCTACCCTCATCTAACTTTTTAGAAATGCCCTTAGCCGCCCCATGGGACGGTGTAAGTGCAATTTCCTCTAGGATAGCTATGTCTCTTGCTTTCAAGGCTTCCTAGGGCCCTTCTGAGGCTGATTTGAGGCATTCAGCTCAGCTACCACGGCTCTAGCTATTAGCTTTGCCAAAGCTTCCAGCCCTGTAAAGACCTCCTCGATGATTTCGTCTTCATCATCGAACTCCTCATCGTCTTCATCTTCCTGTTCTTCCCGCTCTTCTTCCCTTATGGTTTCAGCAAAAGGGATAAGGGTAGGTTCTTCCTTGGGTTTGATGTCCTTAGCGGCTTTAAGGTCGTTAAGCCCATCTGTAAGGTCGTAGCATGGAACATCCAGCTCTTTACAGATAGCAAGGGTATTTAGACAGTCTTCGTCTTCATCATCCCAAAGAATAAACGCAACCGCTTTTTCACCCTTGATGTGTTTGACGGCATCTCGGATTGGGTTCTCTGAATTAGTAAACGCGACTCCTCCAGGTAATCCTTCAAACTCTGCGGAGTCCTTGGAAAAGACGACTATATCTTTACTCTTGTCTCTAGCCAGTTGAGCAGCAAAAACTTGCCCTTGACTAGGTTTATCTTTGTAGGCCATTACCAAGATGCCCTCGGCACCATTGGCGTAATAATGGTCTTCCATAAGCGCATCTAAATTAGCGCGACTTGTTGTGCCGTTTCCAGCGACTAAAACATAGTACTTCACAGTACCTCCTTTGTAGGGGAGGCAAACGCTACCACACTTTATTTAACTTGATAGACCGTTGTCTTGTGGTAGGTAATTCTTTTAACCACTGTATATAGTGAGGCTCCTAGAAAAGCTCCAGAAACAGTGTAAACAACAAATAACTTTGTTCCTTGGATGCTTACTAGCCATGTTCCAAATGTCGACAATGATAAAGAGGCTACGGCTTCTACAGCCCTACCACCAATAAATTCTTCTATAAATTCAAATAAAGGAGTTAACGCGGCAAGGAAGAAAGAGGCAAATAAAGATATAAGTAATAGGTTTAGCATGTAGAAAGTCTACTACGTTTGTGGCTGTGCTATATACACTGCAGCAGTAGAGCCCATAGGCAATTCAGCGGTTAGAGTTGCCCCAAATAAGCGGGTTTGCACTACAAAACTATTCTTGTAGTAGTGGCTGCGTGCAGCGTTTGCCACCCCACCTTCCCAGATAAAGTTACGGTAGTCACCCAGACCTGTAGAGCCATCAAAGTATGTGAGAAGTTGTCCGCTATTTTCAAACAAAGCGTGGTCTAGTAATAGAACGTGTGTAGATGTTGTAGACCAATCTACCTCAACACTTGCATATGCTGCTGTTGCTGGTGCAGTTCCAGTTACATATGGTCTAGTCCAAGACCCAGTTGGTATAGAGGTTGTAGTTCCTGTTGATGAACTGATTAAAGAGTAAGAGGTGTTGTACCAGTTAATTTTTAATGTAATTGATTCTGCTGCGGTTACTGCTTGAGCATATGTGCTAAATGTGTAAGAGGTATTAGGGTAAAAAATGCCCATAAGTTGAGAGGTGGTTGAACCATCCCAAGACTTAGTTACTACAGAACTACCAGAGGCAGTTACTTGTAGTTGATGTCCTGTGGCGTAGACAGAACCTGTTGTAACAGTTGAATTAGACGCCGTTACTGCATAGCTAAATGTGCTCAGGGTTACTGCTGTAATTGTTCTAGCCCCGTTGTAGTTAGACGCCCCTGTACCAGTAACTCCAGTAATAGTTACTGAAGAGCCTACTTGATATGAATGAGGGTGATTAAGGGTAACGGTTGCTACATTAGAAACAATGCTTGCTGTAGTAATTGAAAAAGTATCCGTACCTGGTTCTGGATATGTGGTTATGACTGATTGCGATGCCCCAGTAGATGTCCAAGGAGTAGCTGCTGTAGAGAAATTAGGATTTATTAATTCATTAATTCTATTAGCGCGAAGAGTGATATGTATTTGTCTAGCCTCATCAAATGATGTAGGTGTACTAGCTGCTTCAAATTGAGCCGCATCAAAGAAATGGTGCTCGTTAGTGGCAGAGCCTCCTACAGATGCAACAGAAATTCCTGGGGCAGCATAATAGGCGCCAGTAGGAGCAGCGGCTGATACATAAGGACGGTATGAACCAGAGAATGTAGCTGTGTTATTAGATACCCCAGTACCACTAGATGTAGATAAGTAAACACCAAAACGGTTATACCATTTAATTTTTGGGGTCACCGTGCGAGCTGTTGAACCAGCCCCTTTAGATATATAAATACTAAAACAGTATGTGGTTGCAGCAGTTACGGGTATTCCGTTTGTTATTGGCGCATCATCTCCACAATACAAGTTAAGTGTTTGGGCGCTTGCTGATGTGTTGTAGATAGAAAGAATACTGTTAGCTTTATTTGGAAATAGGGTGGGTGCTGTTGACTCTACCCATGGGGTTGGGTATGGAGTTATTAATCCATAAGCTCCAGTTGATTTGTTGTAACCAGTGGTGGCTGTCATGTTAGCACTAGTTAAAGCAAAACTTAAAGAGGTTGCTGTTACCGCCGTAATTGTATAAGGGCTTGCTGAATTAAATAAAGGATAAGGAAGGCCACTAATTGTTATAAAGTTTCCAACATCGTATTGTTGATTATAATCTGCGCTAAAAGTTAATGTTGCAACGTTTGAGGTTACGGATACTGTTAATATATTCATTATTGGCATGTAATGTTTTCCTGCTGTGCCATCTACAGATACCCAATGACCAGTGCCTTCTTCAAATGAAGAGTCGTTATAGTCCAGCATAATGTTGTGGCCAATAGTGATTCCATTGGTACTTGGGTTAGGTGTGCCAGAGATAGGTACTGGAACTCCCCAGCCACTAAAGTCTTTAATAAAACCTAGTAATCCTTCTTTAGAACCTTTTTGCTTTGTAAGGGTAACCCCATCACGCAACAAAATGCGGTTTTGTTGAAGACCAATAGCTGGTTCATACGTCTGACCAAATTGGTTCATAAGGGTTGGGACTAGCGCTCCATTTACTTTTTCAGGGTTATAGCGCTCTAGTAATAGCTCTGTCATTGTGTGCTCATAGTCCAACTCAAAACCAAAGTTACTTAGGAATGAATAGAGGGCTGGATTATCCCAATCAGAAGAGGGGGAGTAAGGCGAAGTAATCTTGTAAATATCAGGAAGTGAGTTATAAAGATTTGTAGTGCTTCCTTGGTCTTTAACTGAAACCGCAAACGCGCTACCCGCATTAGACCAAGCATATTGAACAAGGTTATAAACAAAAATTGTGTAGTAATAAAACTGGCTTGGTGCCAATCCAGTATCTTGATAGATAACAGGGTCTGCTCCGTTGTAGGCAGTTAGTATGATGGTTCCGTCAGATACATCTATAGGAAATCCGTAAGTGTTTCTTACGACAACTAACTTAGACCAGTTACCTGTTGGGTCTGTCCAGTTTAAAAGTATTTGACCTTGTTTAGATGGAATTGCTGTAAAAGGGGTGGCGTCAAACTTAATAGGGTTATCCGTGCCGTAATAGGCTTCACCATAGTAATCAATTCCGTAGCGTGACATGGTTAGCTAAGAATTCCGCCCGTTACGTTTACTGTAAGACTTCCAATACCAGTTGCAGATGAGCTAGCTGTAGTTCCTAGTTCATATAGGGTAGGTATTTCGCTAGAGGCGCAAACAATATTCCCAACAGTCAAGGCTGTAACTGAACCAGAAGCCGACGCAGAAGATACGTTAGTCGCTACCAGAGCATACGAAAATGTATTAGTTGTAACTCCAGTGACAACAAAGGTACCGTTAAATGTTGAATCTACTCCTGTAACAGACACTGTCTGACCTACAGTTAGCGTGTGGGTAGCAGAGGTTGTTAAGGTAGCCACATTAGATGTCAGTGCTTTATTGTTAATTGTATAGGTTTGGTCTTGGTCCGCTCTAACCATTTTAGTTATGCTTTGGTACCCAACCCCATCTACTGAAGCAATAGCTGAGTACACATCTGATACAGCAATTGTGTCTCCAAAAACCACGTTATCAATATATAAAAGCGCATTCAAAGCCGCTGTAACGTTTGTTAATACAGAGGATTGCTTATACTGTGGCAAAACGGTTACATTTACTATTAAGTAGACTCCAACATATTTAGGAGGTTGAAAGGTAATGGTTGTATTAGCTGGCGCTCTATCTGTTATAGCAGAAAGTACTTTTGTTGATAGGTTATTAAATACGGTTGTTGGGGTCACATTGTCAGAAGCAACTCCAGCATCACCAGAAGGTGCAAAATACAAAGTAATGGATGTATAAACGCTTGCAGTAGCTACGGCCTTTGCAACTCCAGATACTTGAACAGCAAGAGCTGAATAGTCTGTTAAAGATACAGCCCTGTTAATTGCACGAATGCTTAATGGAGCATTGATTCTAATAGAATCTGTTGATTCAGCATCTGAACCCCCAGTTGCCGCACCATCACCAGAAATTGTAATATCTTGATTTGCAACTGTAAGTCCGACAGGAATGGTGGAACTAGGTACATTAATAATATAGTTAATTGTGTTTGAGGCAACGTTTCCTTGAGAGCCAGCTCCTATTCTATACGTTGCATAAATTGCTACGCCATTAGGCGGAATTCTTCCACTGATACTATCTCCAAATGTTACATATGTGTATCCATCAGCATTAGTAAATGTTGTGTAAACAGGGTCATAGCTATTAGAATCAATTAAATATTGAACTCTTTGGTATGAAACACCATTAATTGTAATTTGAACTGATGAATTAATTACTGAACTATTTGATAATTGATATGATTGATTTGAACTTCCATCAGATGTGCCTATAATTTCATTATAAACTGTCTCACCTTGAGTGGCTATTACTGTAGCTGACCCGTTAGCTGCACCAACAGCTGCTGGGATAGATAACGCGGAATTAGTTTCAAATACAATTTGATTTGTAGTTGCATTTTGAACTAATGAGGTTGCTACTTGAGTCAACGCTGGTATAGTGATAATAGAACCCGTTGAATTTTGAAAAGTTAAAGTTACAGTAGCTGCTGTAATATCTGTTGGTGTATATCCAAGAAGATTAGATATTTGAAGAACGCTTGAGCGCTGAGTAGCTGTGGCAATAAAAGCCTCGTTAGCAGCGCGGTCAATGTAATAGTTTAGGATATCTCCCATGTAGGAAAATAGCTCCAACAAGGTCATACCAAAGTCTGCAGGGTCTCTATTTGTCCAATTAGGAGAGAAGTTAGGTATCAAGGTTGTCATATCAGACAAAATTGATGCGTAGTCTCTAGATGTGTAGTCTATAGACGGTACATAGTTACTTGTTGCCATATGGAACCTCCGTAATTACATCCCCAGCTTGGCTAAGAATATCAGTTTTAACTGTTACAGTCTCAGGGTTCTGAGAGTTTCCGTACTTATAGGTAATTGACACATCTAAATGCCCGTCATCTTGACTTATAGATGGGTCTAAAGAAATAAGAGTTAAGTAAGGAAGCATATTTGCAAATCCTTGTGATATTTCTTTTTTAATCATGGCTACCGCTGCGTTATTGTTTTCAAAAGATGAGGCGCGAACCCTTGTGCCATATCCAGGTCGCATTATTCTTTCACTAACTAAAGTCATAATTGCAAGAACTACTCTATCCTGTATTATCTTCTTCTGGTCAGTAGTGCTGTAGATAGCCCCATTATCATCAAAAGAAAAAGGCAAAGCTATTGCTTTACTCATAGTTCAACTCCCATCCATACTGGAAAATTAGGGTCTCCTGCGATAAACATAACCCATACTTTTTGTTTAACATCTGGAACTAGTCTGTGAGGCGTATGTTCTAAAGCGCTTGTCAAATCATTATAGGCGCCAGAAGAGGCGTTCCATTTATTACTTTTGTTTACTGTTGTTACGTGTGGATGAGTTAACTGAAGACCTGTAGTTCCTTGAATAGAATGCGTATGAGACGGTGAACCAGCACTAGTCATATTTAATAAAGCAGCTACTTGAGCAGCCGTATGCGCTATGTGGTCAGGGTGATTAGAGTTATCTGTTACAGGAAGGCATGGCTTTGCCCAATCTGTTTCAGAATCGCCTAATACTTGAGGCACTTTTAGTTTAATCATAGATTTTTTAGTAGGGTCTTGATTATTGGTGCAGATTCCCTCATATATTCCGTAAAAGCGCTTGTCTTCGTTCATAGTATTCCAGGTATCTTTGTTAATAGTCGATTAGAGGTTTGAGAAGTGCTTCCAACTGGTTGCGCTGCTGGGTTAAGTGTAGCTGTTGCTGAAACCCAAACTGGACCATTAGTTGTAGTTTTAGCTCTATTAGCTAAAGTTCCAAATGACCCTACCGATTGAGGGCCTAGGTTAGGTGATGTTTTTAATATGTTAGAGGCTGGCACAATTGCTGTTTGGCGCACATTTGGTATAACAGTTCGTGCTGGAGTAGCGGCTGGTTGTGTGATTACTTTTCCATCTGTCCAGGCAACAGCAGCCCCCAAAGAATCAGTTCCTACAGTAAGAATAGTTGTATAAATTTGGCTATTTCTTTCTTTCTCTATAACCTTATGCTCTGCGCTAAGGATGGTCCAATAGCCAGTATAGTAATTGCCTAAACCGTCTAAGTAAATAGGCAAATCTGGTCTTAAAGTAGGATTGCCTAATACTTCTACTGTAGCTCTGTAAGGAAATGCGTTCCTATCATCAGCTGCTTTGGATTCATGCTTAGCAACTGCTGCAGTTGTTGCTACCACATGGGTATGAAACTTATCATAAAATTCTGTAGATGATTTGGCTTTAGTTACTTTTGCTTTGTTTTTAGTTGTTAAAGCTATAGGTGTAGTTGTTGCTGTATCTAAACCAGATACCGCCACCGCAGCCTTCATATCGCCGTCATAAGTTAAAGACTCACCTATCATAGGTTCAAAAGAATATATAGTGGAGCCATTAGGGTCATTTGAATCTCGCATTACAAAATAAGCCGCTTCTGACCGTTTACTTGTGTATTCATAAAGCATTGGCTGAAAATAAATCTCTGTGTTTTCGGCTCTTAGGCTATATCCTGATTGTTTAGCCAACCTAACCATTAGCTCCCAATCTGTATGACCAGCTTGGGATACTTGAGGATATATACGGGGATGCCCAACGGTAAATGCAACAAATTTATATTTTTTAGCAATCTTTTGAATAATTGCATCAGCAGATAGGCCTTTATAAACGTATTGTGATTCATTTTTCATAACCATTGAGGCGCCTACCACCACAACTTCAGTTAAAAAAGAGCCAGGAGTTCTGCTCACATTTACATGGTGAACATAGCCTTTAAATGTTTTTGAGGTTTTAGTGTTACCTATAGTAAACTGTATTGGAGAACCGCTTTCCACAACATCATACCTAACAGCCCAGTCTCTAAATTGAATTACAGCTATCTCATGCTCATATTTAGTTTGATAAAATTGCATGGAGTATACATATGAGGGTCCTACTGTTGTATTTGGAAAAGTTACTGTAACGTAATTAAACATTTGGTATTTTTAAAACCGTCCCTACTGGAATAGCTGTAAAGTCAGCAACTTGAGGATTAAATTCAGGAATAATCCACCAAAAAGCTGGGTCTTTATAATACTTAAACGCAATTTGGTCTAGGCGTTCACCTTCAACGTATTCATGCTCAATATAAGTTACCCCACCTAAAGTTGTAAAATCATAAAACACAATTGGATTAGCTTGACCATTTACAGTTTTAGAAACAAAATCAATTGTAGAGTACTCATATCTAGAGCCTTTATATATTGTCATTATTACCCCTTACTTAATAATGAAACACGAGAGAAGGCATTAAATGACATAGTAATTTCTGAATGAATTGGAATCATATCTTCTGTAAACATAGTGTGGTTTATATTTAAACTCTCTATCCAACCTACATATGAAAGGCTGTCTGGATTTGGACCTAATTGAAGTGCAATTGCGGTAGGGGACAAAAATGATAAATCTGCTGTTTCTCTATTTAGAGCATTGACCCAAACAAGGTCTTTTCCAGACTTATCTACACGTCCAGAACCATTAATCATTTTATACATAAACTCAATATCTGCCATAGTACCTTTTTTCATTAAGTCATTAATAAGAGCAGATGTATTTTGTTTAACTCCAGCAGTTCCTCCAGCCGTATAAAATTGAGTATATCCACCAGGGGTATTTAAGCTTTTAAAACAAGCAAAGTCATTAACTCTATCAATTACAATAGTTAATTGAATTGCCTCCATAGCGGTAAATAGACCACTTAAAGCTGCGTGTGCATCTAAAGCGCTAGGAACTACATTAGCGTTTCTAGTTAATACGCTGTTAAATTGTTGAGGATTCCATAAAAATTGAAAACCCCAATGCGTATTTGCATCACTAGATTTAGTTGTTCCAGTGGTTGATGCAGTTGCTGCGGTATTGCTTGGGGTCAAAATACCATTACTACTAACACCCGTTGCATCTGCGTAATACCACATGATGGCTCTACGTGTTGAGTTATCTACAGTATTACCTTTATAAATAGAGGTATCTGTTGTTGAAGGTTTTACAGGTAAACTCCAAGCATGTGGGGGTAAATTAAATTGCATTGTTGTAGGTGCGGCATAGGAAGCTGGTGTAAACGGCGCTGGTCCAGGTTTTGTTTTTCCAGCTGCCGCTGCCGCTGCAGTTTTTTTAGCCATATATAAAAGACCTGCATTTTGTCGAGTAGTTATTGGTGCATTAACATTAACCCCAGCAGGTACTTTGGTAAAAAAGTTTGCTATTCCAGTTATAGCTCTTCTTAAAGGGGTACCTGTATTAGTTTTTGTAGCTGAACTTTTACCAGAAGTTGTACTTGCCATTTATTTCTTTCCTATCGTTTGAGTAGGATTTTGTAAAATCTTTTTAA